CCCCGCCTCCCGGACGAGTGACCAAGGTTCGCCTATGATCTAGGCGTAGTCCCGAATCTCGTCGACATCGGTAGCGGGGAAGTTGACGGTGTTCCCGCCAGCCAGGACCTGGCTCGTAACCGTCCCGACCAGAAGGAGCGTCGAGGTCCCCGTGATGGTCATGGCGTAGTGGAGAGCCGTCCCTCCATTCGTCACGGAGAGGCCGTTCTGGGCCGCCAGGATCAGCTTCCTTCCCGAGGTGTCCCCGTTGTCCTTGGAGAAGTCTCCACTCGTGAGCGTATGATTCACGAGCATATAGGTCGTGTGGGCCTCGGCGTAGGTCGTCGGCTGGGTGGAGCAGATAGTCAGCTCGGTAGCCGCCGCCAGAACATCCAGCATCAGGTCGATAGTAGCATCGGGCATGAATTTAGCCATTGGGTTCCTCCTTCTTCTCCGCCTTGGCGGAGAGTGTTGCGTGCCCTGTCTTGACCCATTCCGCCAGAACGGCGGGAGGGATCATTGAGACTTCGTAGCTCTTCCCCTTCTCCAGGACCATAGAGGCCTGTGTCCCGAAGGAACGGGTCCAGGTCGTTTCCCCGACCCAGGTGAACAATTTAGCCATCTGAACCTCCTGTTATATCGTCCCCTCGTCGCCGTCTAGGCAGAGGTGAACATCCTGTCGGAATCCGGCTACTCCGTCGAGCCCGAGCTCTCCCTCGTCGGTAACGACCCCGGCTAGGTGGCCCCATCCAACCAAGTTCCCGAGTGATCCCACAGCCGTAGAACGGAGGTCGGTCTCGATAGCGAGTCTGACATCACGGATATGCTTCCAGAGGCGGGTCGTCGATTCCCCTCCCTCCTCATCTACGAAGCCGGCCACGATTATCGTAACATAGCGATGGATGTGGAGGTCGGGGAGGTATTCCGTGTCCCGAAAGTCCGCCCCGAAGTAAACGAAGTCGCAGGGATATCCTGGAGCCTCCGTATAGACCCTCAGACCTTTGAGGACCTTATCCCCGACGGAGTACCAATAGACGGACCCGCCGACGATTCCCTTCACGACTTCTATAACTCGGTCCAGGCATTGGAGCCCGAGAGGAACCGATGGGGTGCCCATTCTATTCTCCTGTCTCCGCCTTTGCTGCCGCCGCCTCAGCCTTCCTGTAGGCCATCAGCGAGGCCGTAGCCCAGACGGCTTCTTCCGATAGAGTCTCCTGGAGGAAGGGGAGCCTCTCCCCGATACTCTTCGAGAACCAAAAGGTCGGCGGGAGCTTGACATTCTTCCGGAGGAGGAAGAGAGGCTTGATCCCTCTCCCACTCTTCCCACTCTTCATCGCTATGATCCCGTCGCCCTTCTTGTGGCTCTTCAGGATGAAGCTCTGGCCCCGGTACATAGAGGCGGAGCCCTTCACTCCGGGGAAGGGGATGGTGAGGGCTCGGGCCTTCTTCGGGAATATCCACCCGCCCGTCTCCTGGATTTTCGCATAGACGACTTCTTCCCTTCCGACATGGGTCCCGGTCCCGATGGTGATCAGAGCCGCACTTGAGGTCGAGATACGATTGACCTTGTATCCGAGCCTCTGGCTGATCTCCTTCGGGGCCCGCTTGAAGAAGCCCCCTCCGCCCCGGATTCTCTGCTTGATGTACCGGACCGTCTGAGAGCTCCACTTCGTGGCGTTGTAGAGAAAGGCCCTCGGGACGAGCTTCGTCGTGGCCGTCTTTTTCCTGGCCCCGTCGAACTCCCCGGTGATCTTTATCTTGACGCCAGGCTCGGTCATGTTCTCTTCCTCTCGTAGAATCCGAGGATGGTCTTGACCATCGGGAGTATCTCTTCCTCGGATAGGTTCACGGACTGATTCCCTACGGACCTCGATGTCTCTCCCCACGACTTGTGGAGGAACTTCTCCCAAAGGGTGGAGAGCTGGACGAGGAAGGCTACTTTGAGGTCCGGAGGAACGGAGGCCAGGGCGTAGCCGGCGGTGTATGTGACCTTGATCCCCTTCGGGTTCGTGGTCCAGTAGCCCCCGGAGGAGGCCTTCCTCATCCGGCCCGAGGGGAGATAGGCATAGAAGTCCGTATTCTCCGTCAGGAGGGTCCCGTCCTCGTGGACCGAGGTCAGAAGGGTGACGGGAAAGTTGGGGAGCCAGAAGTCGGGCCACCCGTTCCCGTCATAGAGCTCCGCCGTATAGACGGTGGAGATCAGCGTCCTCCCGAGCTTCCTTCGGAAGAACTCCCCGACGGAATTGATGAGGACCTCTAGGACGGCGAGGTCGTCGTCGTCCTTCTTCTTCAGGAAGTCCTTCGCCTCGGGCAAAGTGACGAGGGCCAGAGAGGTATTCAGGCTCATTATTTTCCTCCGGTCTGAGGATCAGGCCCCGTCCCTTTCAGCACTTCCAGAGTTACATTCGGGCCCCTCATTACGGAGAAGCCCTTCTTCTCCGGGGCCGAGTCGAGGCTCTTGTCCTCCTCGGCGATTCCGAACCCGATGAGGTTCCTGGCGAGTACGGAAGGAAGGACGGCGGACTGGCCGACCTGATACCTCCCGATTTTTGCGTCGACGGCTCTCAGGAACCGGACCCGTACAACGGGCGGGCAGGTGTCCAAAACAGTTGGGGCGGACCCCGTGTTCATAGGCTCCGGCGAAGCCGGATGATTCTTCTTCGGCATCTTCTTCCTCCTCCTCTCTCTCTCTCTCGGCTTATATCGAGGAGGGAGGGGCCGAAGCCCCTCCCGTCCTCTGCTCTGATCTACTTGTGCTTCAGCTTCAGCCTCCGAGCTCCGTCACAGGAGTGATCGGGATGTAGCTCGGTCTCCCGAGGATGATGATCCCCGAGATGGGAGTCCCGTTGGTGTGGGTCCCGGTCTGGGTGAAGAGGATTCTGAGATATCTCTTCGTGCCTCTGTACCCACGGACGATGGTGGTGGGGTCCTCGGCGGCGGCGTTGATCACATGGTCGTTGACCCCGCCTTCGAGGTCGGCGGCGGCGATGTTCGTGAACTCCCCGGCCGTGGTGGTATCGCTTTCCTGGAAAGCGATGGTCCAGTAGAGGGCCCCGGAGAGAGTATCCGCAGAGATGCCGACCTCGGCAATCATCAGGGCATCTTGGAAGCCCTGGCGGTCCACCGCAACTCCCGTCCCCTCGGCGGTGGTATTCCCCAGAATGGGGACGAGGGTCTGGACGGGTCTGAGTCCGGTATAAGAGCTGATCATTGGCGGCTCCTTTCTACTGACCTCAGGGTCAGGTCGTGATGTTCTTCAGGAGCTGGATGGCCTCCGGGAGAACGACCTTGCCGCCGACCCGCTTCCTGGCGAGGAAGCCGATCATGCCGAACTCGGCGTACTTCTCGATGAGCCTCTGGATGACGATATCCACCCGGTCGACGATAGTGTAGCCGGCTCTGAAGTCGCCATAGGCGAGGACGATTCCGCCGTCGCCGGGGGTCGTGCCGAGACCCGTGGAGCTGGTGATCGCCGGGAAGTCGGCCCATTCGTAAACGGGCGAGCCGAGGATCAGCGGGGGCTGGCCCTGCTGGAGGTTCGGGACGAGGAGGTAGGTGTTGGTCGTCGCCGACTTCAGACCGACGCAGGTCCCGAGGGTCGAGCGGTGGAGGAGCCAAGAGGCGTTCTTGGCGTAGGGAGAGGCCAGCTGATACTGGGTCCCGATGAAGTCGTCGAAGGCCAGGGTGTTATCCGTGAGGACATTCCTGGCGTCGGCGAGGACGGTGGTGTTGGTGATGATCCCCTCGGGAGCCGTGGTCCCGTTGCCCGAGTAGAAGGAGGTCCCTTCGAGAAGTCCGAAGCCTCTGGAGCAAGCGTCGGAAATTTCCGCTTCCAGAGAGAAGCGGGAATCCTCGAGCATCTTCTGCGTGGCCTTGTAGAGGATTTTCATCTCGAAGGTGGGAATCTCGGTCAGGGCGTAGGTCAGGCCGGTGGTCTCGGTCTTTTCCCCGGACTCGGCGACCCAGGTGGCGACGCCGAGGGCCGTCTGGGCGGGAATCTCCACCGCATAGGCCGTGGTCTGACGGACGGAAGCGAGGCCCCGGAGAGGCGAGTATTCGGTGATCTTCTTGACGATGTCGTTGACATACTCGTACGGGGCGAGGACGCCGGCGTGGGTGGAGTCGGCGATGGTCAGGACCTTCTGACCGGGAGCCTGGAGCCCACCGGAGATGGCGGCGATGCCCATCTCCCGGCTCTTCTCGAGCCAGCCACGGAAGTCCTTCATCCCGTCGGGGACCTGGGACTCGGCGTGGAGGTTGGGGCTCTTCAGACGGGCCATCTCGTCGTAGACTTCGGCGAGCTTCTTCTCGAAGCCGACCTTCATCTCCTCGAAGGCCTGCTTCGTGGTCCAGCCTTTTTCGAGCCGATCATTCTGGACCTGGATGTCATTGATCAGCTTGTTGACGGAGCCGTTGAGCTCCTCGACGGTTTTGATCTCCAATTCAATTCTCCTTATTGAGATATTTGGCGATGGTCTCGGTGATCGCCTTCACCGCTTCCTGGATGGAGTGGAGATCATCCGGCTCCCCAGCTATGGGCGGCTCGGGGAGAGGCGGAGTGGCGGGCGCCGGCTCCTCCTCCACGAGTGCATCTTCCGATTTTACTTCCGAGACTACGGCTCCGGGACAGGCCTGGAAGTTGCAGAGGCTGACCTCCCAGAGGGCGACCTCTTTGAGGTGTCTCTCCTTCGTCGTCCGGTCGATACTCTCCTTCATCGTAACATAGCCGATGGAGAGTCCGTCCAGGGTCCCTTCCTTGAGGTTGACATAGGCCTCTTGTCCTCTCTGGAGCTGGGTATAGACTTGGCCCTTCTTTACGAAGAGGCCCTTCTCGTCCTCCTCCAACTCGACATAGCCGATGGCCGGCTCGTGAGCTCCGTGGCTCCAGAGGAGCTTGTGCCTCTCCCGTTCCTTGATGGTCTTTCTGAAGGCCCCTTTGTCGACGATGTCCCCGTAGGAATCGAGGACCCCGAAGACCGAGGCATAGCCGGTGAAGCTCCCCGTCTCATCGACGGAGTTCGGGTCCAGCTTGAACCGGAGTTCCCGGC